ACACCTGGCTGGCACTGTTTGAGAAAATTGGCTTACGGTTTCCCCGGCCAGTGAGTGACAAGGGTGGATCTGGCGCCTACGTATTTGATAACGACTCCAGCATCAACGTAAGCACCAGTTACCGGGGTGGCACACTGCAACGGCTGCACGTGTCGGAGTTCGGCAAAATCTGCAAACAGTACCCTCACAAGGCGCAGGAGATCGTAACCGGCGCGTTTGAGGCGGTGGGGCTGGGCAATCAGATCACACTGGAGTCAACCGCAGAGGGCCGTGAAGGCTACTTTTTTGATTACTGCCAGAACGCTCGCAACTTGCAAGACCTTGAGCGTCAATTAACCGATCTGGATTTTCAGTTTCACTTTTTCCCTTGGTGGCAAGAGCCAGCGTATGCCATGGATGCCCGTACCGTGGTGGTGCCGGCGAGATTGCACGAATACTTTGAGGATTTGGCGCAGAAGCTGGGCATTCACACCACGCCAGACCAGCAAGCCTGGTACGCCAAAAAGTCTGAAATTCTGCAAGATGATATGCAGCGAGAGTACCCATCAACTCCTGAAGAAGCCTTTAACCAGTCGGTTGAAGGTGCGTACTACGCCACACAGATGCGCTTCCTGCGCAAGAATAAGCGACTCACGACCGAAGTTCAGGCCAATCCGCAGTTGCCGGTATTCACTGGCTGGGATCTGGGCATGAATGACGCGATGGTGATCTGGTTTGCGCAGATTGTAGGCAGGGAAGTCCACCTGATTGACTACCTGGAAGGCGAGGGCGAGGGCATTGAATACTACGCCAACGAACTGAACAAAAAAGGCTATCGCTACGGAGGCCATTATGGGCCACACGATCTGGCGGTACGTGAGCTGGGCACAGGCTTGTCCCGGGTGGATGTGGCCAAGCAGTTCGGCATTAAGTTTGAAGTCGTCCCGCGAATCAGCAACCAGGCCGAGGGCGTCCAAGCTGTTCGCCAGTTCCTGCCGACGTGCTGGATCAATGAAGAAACCTGCGCCCAGGGTGTCGCCTGTTTGGACAATTACCGCAAGGAGTGGGACGACAAGCGCGGCGTTTACAAGGATTCACCCCGGCATGACTGGGCCTCTCACGGCGCCAAAGGGCTAGAAACGCTTGCCCGAGCCGACCTGATGGCCCGCATATCACGCCAAGATTTCGCCAAGTCACGCACGCCAAGTCGGCGCAGTGGCTGGGCAGCACACACTTAGGAGCACCAATGGCCATTCTTGATTCCAACAAGCCCGTTAGCTTTACTCAGCGGGAGATTGCCGTGGTGATTGCGCAAGCCGTGGCAAAAACCGGATTACCGATCCCTGGCGGCAAGTTTCGCAACGATGCGGACCACATTCAGATTGACCCGATTGTGATCGAGGCCCGCGTAACCCAACCAAAGCAGGGCGTCCGGTTGCAGTTTGAGGTCCTCGGCGGATTTGGAGTTTCGTTGAACATAAAAATCGGTGAGTTTGAATCCGATCCGGTGGGCTACTTGAAAGATTTGTTCGGCCAGCTGCACCCGATGATGCGCAACGCCCAGAAGCTGCGCGACAAAAAGCGCATTGAAAACCAAGCCATGTACGATTTTCTGACCAAGGGAGTTGCCGCGAATGGCTAGTCTGGGGCTGATGCAGTACAAATCTGCCGATGACTTACGGGTCGATGATGAAAACGAAGCCCAGCGCCTGGCTGATGCCGACTCTCGCAAACGTGAACTGATAGAAAGCTCCCTGGGTACCCACATACGGCGCTCATGGGAAGAGGCCAAGATGGCCAAGCAAGAAGTGGAAAACCGATTGCTGGACTGTCTGCGCCGCCGCAAGGGTGAGTATGACCCGAGTAAGCTGTCCGCTATCAAAGCCGAAGGCGGCAGTGTCGTTTACATGATGCTGACCACCACAAAATGCCGTGCCGCTTCTGCCTGGGTGCGAGACATTCTGATGCCGTCCACCGAAAAGCCGTGGGGATTAGACCCAACCCCATTAGCCGAAGTGCCGACCGAATTTGTGCAGCCTGTATTCCAGCAGTTCATGCAGCAGGCACTGCAGCAGGCACAAGAATCCGGCGAGCAGCCTGACCCTGAAAAGCTGATGGAAGATGCTGAGAAGCACATTCGTAAGGTCGTGCAGGAAAAAGCGCGGGAGGCCGCCGAACGTCACGAAGAATTGATTAACGATCAGCTGGCCGAGGGCGAGTGGGATGACGCTTTCGAGGGCTTTATTGATGATTTCGTCACCTACCCGGCCGGGTTTGTTCGCGGCCATAACTTGCGCCGAGTCTCTACTTTGGGCTGGATGGAAGGTTGGCAAGCGGTCAAGATGCAGGAAATCAAGCCGCAGTGGTATCGCGTTAGTCCGTTCGACATTTACCCCAGCGCAGACGCCACCACCGTAGACGATGGCGCCTATATCATCGAGCGAACCCGATTCACCCGGGCACACCTGAATAAACTGATTGGTGTACCGTCCTACAACACCGAATCCATCCGAGAAGTCCTGAGCGAACACGGCCAAAGTGGTTTGCGTGACTGGTTGTGGTCAGACGGCGAACGAGCCGAACTGGAAGGCCGCGGCCATGAATGGCTGACCCGAGGCCAAACCATTGACGCCCTGATCTATAGTGGCGGAGCGCAAGGCACGACTTTATTGCAGTGGGCATTGACCCCAAAGAGGTGGAAGACCCGCTGGCCGAGTACGAAGTAGAAGCTACACTAATTGGCCAGCACGTCATCCGCGTGAAGTTCAACCGTGATCCACTGGAGCGCCGGCCGTACCACAAAGCCAGCTTTCAGCCTGTGCCTGGCTCCTTCTGGGGTCATGCAATCCCTGAGCTAATGGCTGACATTCAAGACGTGTGCAACGCCACCGCCCGCAGCTTGATTAACAACCTGGCCATTTCATCCGGGCCGCAAGTGGAAATCTACGAGGATCGACTAGACCCCTCCGAAGACCCGACCGACCTGTACCCATGGAAGGTATGGCGCACCAAAGATTCAGCCGTCACCGGCAATAACCCTGCCGTGCGCTTCTATCAGCCAGGCAGTAACGCCGCTGAACTCATGGGCGTGTACGAGAAGTTTGAGATCCGCGCTGACGACGCCACCAATATTCCGCGCTATTCCTACGGTAACGAGAATGTAGGCGGGGCAGGCCAGACTGCATCCGGCCTGTCGATGCTAATGGAGAGCGCTAACAAGGGCATCAAGGACGCCATCCGGCACATTGACCGGGGCGTGGTTCGTCGTGTAGTGGAAGCGCTCTGGCTGCACAACATGCAGTATTCCGACGATAACAGCATCAAAGGCGATGCGGCGGTTATCCCTCGCGGCTCATCGGCCATGTTGATTCGTGAACAGACGCACAATATGCGCTCACAATTCCTGCAAATGACCAATAACCCGACCGATCTGGCGATCATTGGCCAGGAAGGGCGCCGCAAGTTGTTGGAATCCATTTCTGAAAAGCTGGATCTGCCAGGTTCTATCCCCACCGAGGACGAAATGGAGCAGAACACCGCCGCGCAAAACGAAGCCGGTCAGATGATGCAGCAGTTGGAACAAGCCATTAAAAAGGCCGAGATGCAGGAAAAGACCGCCAAAGCTGAAAAGACCATGGCCGAAGTGGACGAAACCCGCGCCGACACCCAGAAAACGCAGACCCTAACGCCGCTGGAAGCCAAAAAAATGCTGGCTGAAATCCTCAAAATGATGCAACCGGAGGCTACGAATGGACGAGCAGGACTGGAAAGCCCTGGCCAGAATCGCCAGCTCGCAGGACGGACGGCGCCTTCTGGCTATCTTGGCCAAGCGTCGGGAGGAATGCAGGGACAAACTGGAACGCCTGCCGGATACCCAGCAACTCAACAGGGTCCAGGGCTCCGCTGAAGCTATCAAGGAGTTACAGCAGAACCTGAATGAAGCCCGCGAAGTCGTGAACAAGCGCTTCAGCAAAGACTAATCACAGCCGGTATTCCGGCCTCACAACAAAGCCGCTTTCTCTTCACAGGGTAGGCGGTTTTTTTGTGGGCGAACGCTCAACAGCCTTACGCGAAGGCCGATTGAATCCGTGACCCCTTAATCGTGAACCCCGGTTACACCGGCTCACCGCGCATGAAGCGCACAGGAGTTGAAATGTCATCACTACCCAAGTCCATCCAGCAGCAGATTGAAGACGCTCAAAAGCACTACGAACCAGCCGCGAATCCCGAGGCAAACGCCCCGACTCCCGAACCTGAAACCGTAGCGCCTGCTGCACCGGACACTGCCGCGCAATCCGCTGAACCCGATCCGAATGACGAGAAGCACTCCCAGCCAGACGAGCCTAAGCGCTCTGAGAGCTACTGGGAACACCGCTTCAACGTCATCAATGGCAAGTACGCCGCCGAGGTTCCTGCACTGCGTGATGAGGTTAAAAGCCTGAAGTCTGCGATTGAACAGAAAGACCTTCAGATGACGGAGATGAAAGACGCTCCCGCCCCAACGGGCAACATCGGTGGTTTGACGGACGCGCAGATTCAGCAAGGCAAGGATGAGTTCGGCGAGGACTTTGTATCGTTCGTGCAACAAATGATCGACAGCAAGGCCGCGCCCGCCGATAACTCAAAAATGCAGGAACTGGAAGGCAAGGTACGCCAGTTTGAAGAGCGCGAATTGCAGAAAACCCAGGCCTCGTTCTGGACCGTTCTCGGCGAACTCGCTCCCGACTGGAAAACCATTAACGCTGACCCGAAGTTTCACGCATTCCTCGCCCAATACGACCCGCAGACCGGAAAGCAGCGCCAGAGTGATTTGGTGACTGCGCAACAGGCACTGGATGCCGACGGGGTAGGACGAATATTCAACGCCTTTAAAGTCCAGCAGCCTGAACCTCAACGCAAAATCCCTGACGACCAGATAGACCCGCAATCCAGCCGCACCAATGCAGCCGCCCCCCAAGGCGGTCACATTTGGACGGGGCCTGAGATCAAGCAGTTCTATCAGGAAAAGGCACAAGGGAAGTTTGGCGAAGACGAGGGGCAGAAGCTGGAAGCCGACATTTTCCGCGCCCAATCAGAAGGCCGCATCCGATAACGGAGCGGCCAGGGCGATCATGATTAAGAGGAAGTTATCATGGCAGGTCCAACACGTGACACAGGTCATCCCAACTACTCCAGCACCAGTGCTAGCGGTTTTATTCCGTCAATCTGGAGCGGCAAGTTGGTCGAAAAATTGTACGCTCGCACCGCTTTTGCGGAGGTCAGCAACACCCTCTACGAAGGCTCTATCAAAGGAGCTGGCGACACTGTTCAGATCCGCACCACGCCTAGCATTGTCATCAATGACTATGAGATTGGCGGCGGTCTGACTTATGAAAAGCCGGTCAGCGACAAGGTAGAGCTGCAGATTGACCAGGCCAAGTCGTTCAGCTTTGAAGTGAATGACGTGGACGCCTATCAGGCTGATATTAAGCTGATGGAAGGCTGGTCTGATGATGCCGGTCAGCAGATGAAGATCGCCATCGACAAGGACATTAGCGCCTATGCCTACACTGAGGCGGCCGCAGAAAACGCGGGCGCAACGGCGGGCGTAGAGTCTGGCTCCCTGAATCTGGGTGTAGCCGGTACACCGGTAGCCATCACCAAGACGAACATCCTTGATACGCTGGTTGACTGCGGCACTGCACTGGACGAGCAGAACGTGCCAGACGAGGGTCGTTACATCATGCTGCCCGCGTGGATGAACGGCATGTTGAAGAAGTCCGATCTTCGTGATGCGAGCATCATGGGTGACGCCACTTCCGCTTTCCGTAACGGGAAAATCGGCATGTTGGATCGTTTTTCCGTCTACGTGAACAACAACATGTCCACCGTGACCGACGACGGCACCGACAACCAGGCAACCAACGTAATCTTTGGCCACAAGAAGGCGCTGACCTTTGCGAGCCAGATGACCAACATGGAAACCCTGCCCAACCCCTCCGACTTCGGCAAGCTGATCCGTGGCTTGAACGTCTATGGCCGCAAGGTCATTGATCCGAACGCCATTGGTCACCTGTACGCAGAGCGCGGCTAAACCCACCAGAGCATAGCCACCTTTCGGGGTGGCTTTGTTTTTCAGGAGTAACGCATGGACATCATCAAAGCCCTTGAGGGGGCCAAGACCAAAGACGAACTGGAAGACCTTGGCATTGAGCACCTGGGCGTCGATGTGGATAAGCGCAAGGCCAAGGAAGTGATGCGGGCTGAATTGCTCGCCGAGGCTGAAGATCAGGCCGGCGTGAAAGCGCCCGCACCGAAAGCCGAAAAGCCGCAACCCAAGCCCGCTGGCCGCATGGCTCGCAACAAAACCACGGGCCGAATCATGCCGTGGACGGCCGCAATGGCCAAGTATTCACACATGGAGGAAGTCTAACTCATGGCCGTTACCACCGTTTCTGTCATCGTCAATAACGCCAAGCTGGTTATGCAGGAAATCACCGCAGCCGGCACCCGCTGGACAAACGAGGAATTGATTGGCTGGCTGAATGAGTTTTATCAGGCAGCGGTACAGTTACGGCCAGACGCTTTTTCTGTGAACGAATCCTTGGATCTGATTGCCGGCACCAAGCAGTCGATCCCTGCCAGTGGCTTGCGATTGCTGGACGTGATTCGCAACGACGCCGGCATGGCCATCCTTACCACCACTCGCCGCGCACTGGACTCAACCCGCCGCACCTGGCATTCAGACCCCGAAAGCACTTTTATTGAGCAGTTCGTTTACGACGAGCTAGATCCGACCCGCTTCTACGTGTTCCCACCGGCTACTGCAGGCGCCTCCGTTGAGGTTTTGTATTCCGCTGTACCTACGCCGCACGATGCTGCGCCAGGCTTATCAGTGACCGGCTTGGAGTTATTTAAACTCAATGACGCTTACGCCCCGGTCGCCACCGATTACATTCTGTATCGCGCTTACAGCAAGGACGCCGAACACGCGGCCAACCTGCAGCGTGCCCAGATGCACTACCAGAGCTATAGGCAGCAAATGGGCGCCAAGGCCCAGTCTGATGCCCAGGCATCCCCCAACGCCTTTGACAGTTCCGCCAATCCGCAGAGGACTCGCGCATGACTCTGGACGAACTGGTAAATCAGGTGATTCTGGACGTGCCGGAAGCACCCATCATGACCATTCGCGACCAGATTAAACGCATGGCGCGAGAATTGTGCCAAGAGGCTGACGCCTGGGTGGTCGAGGGCATTGTTGTGGTGGCTGCTAAATCCGGTTACCCGCAGGTACTGACGCCCGAGAACGGCGAAGTGTTGCGGATTTCAGCATTAAAAGACACCGACCGACCCCTGAAGGCCAATTTTGACTTTGAGCAGAAACGCCCCGACCAAATCACCATGCTGCGCGACACCAAGAGCGACACACTAACCGGGCGCTTGGCTTGCCGTCCAGCCGTGGGGGCCGATCTTCCTGATGCTTTGCTGAACGATCACGCGGACGCCATTGCCGATGGTGCTCGTTGGCGACTCCTGCTCATGCCCCAGCCATGGCGAAACCCTGAAATGGCCACCTACTACCAAACCCAATACCGATCCGGCACAACGGACGCCAAGCGCCTTGCCACCTTTGGCCATGCCCGCGGCGGTATCCGCGTGAAAGCCAGACGCTTTATCTAACGGGATCCCTCTATGAAGATTCAACACGCGGCTTTCCGGGGCGAACTGCCTATCCTGGACCCCCGGCTATTGCCTGAAAACAACGCGCAGACCGCCCGCAACCTGGACCTTGACCGGGGCACCTTGCGGCCTCACAACGACACCCTGATTGACAGCGCCCTACCTGACACGATCAACCCGGCCAACTTGTACCGCTATGACGTTGGTAACGACGGCAGCGGCTTCTGGTTCTCTTGGGGTGCTCAATATGACATTGACGTGGTGCGCTCCCCGATTGCCAATGACGCTTACGCCCGGGTGTACTGGACTGGTCAGGATGCGCCCAAGATGGGATCCCTTGCGCAAGTCACCACCGGCACCGGGCCTTATCCGTCAGCCTGGTATGAATTAGGCGTTCCCGCGCCTGCGTCTGGCCCTTCCGTGGTCGCGCCTGAAGATCGGACGGAGGTGCCGGACACGGCGCTGGAAACCGTGTATGTGGTGACGCTGGTTACCGCGTTTGGCGAGGAAGGCCCGCCGAGTGATCCGTCTGGCTTTGTGTTGCGCTGGGATGACGTGGACACCAATCCGGGCTTTGGTGAGGTCGAGGTCACCTTGCCCGGCGTCCCTACCGCAAATCTGGACATCACCAAAAAGCGGCTGTATCGCGCGGAAAGTGGCGGCCAGTATCAGCTTGTTGTCGAGTTGGCTGAAGCTACCGGCACCTATACCGACAGCGTGTTGTCTGAGCAGCTTGGCTTGGCGATGGAAAGCCTGAAATGGGACGCGCCGAATCCTGCCATGCAAGGCTTGACCGTGTTGCCCAACGGTATTCTGGCTGGCTTCTTTGAAAACACCCTGGCGTTTTGCGAGCCCTACTTGCCACACGCTTGGCCGATCTCGTTTCAACTGGCTTTCAATGACCCGATTGTGGCGATCGCTGCCATCAGTGGCGGCTTGATTGTCACCACCACCGGCCAACCCTGGCTGGTCACCGGCTCAAGCCCGGAAGCTATGGCGCAAATGAGGCTGGACGTGAACCAGCCGTGCCTGAGCAAGCGCTCTATGGTGGATATGGGCGGTTACGCACTCTATGCCGGGTATGACGGTCTGGTGGCGGTGGGCGGCACTGAGGCTCGCGTGGTGACCAATCAGGTCTGGACCCGCGACCAGTGGCAGGCGCTCAACCCGGCCACTATGCACGCCTATCGGTATAACGGCAGGTATCTGGCGTTTTATGACGGTGGATCATTCGCCTTTACTCCGGGCCAGGGCGTTGAGTTCTACGACACCACCGCCAGTGCCGGCTATTACGACATTTACAACGACACGCTGTATCTGGTCCAGGGCGCGAACATTACCCAATGGGACCGGGGGGCGCCGCTAACCTTTACCTGGCGCTCACGCCTCCATGAGATCCCGCCCGGCGCAGCCGGCTTCACCTGCGGCAAGGTCATTGCTTATGGCTACCCGGTCACCCTGAACGTCTATGCCGATGGAGTCACTGTTA